CCATGCTGCACTGCGTTGTCGCATAATGTGCATTACGGAAAGTAAAACATTGAATGATTTCAACGAGGTGCAATTCATTGGTGTATTTCGCACCCGAAAAGCAGGTGTTTTTAGAGTAACCCTGCGCGGATTACACGTCTGCATTGTAGGCCTCGGCCTCGGGCGCCGGCTGATCGATCGTGACGGTGTGAGAGCTGCCGGCAACCGCGCGCCCGGTGAGCCAGCCGAGGTTGATCGTCACCGCCGGCCCGCCGGCCTGGGTCTGTACGGGCGGAAGAAGGCGCAGGACGCAGCCGGCGAAGGTAGCGCGGTCGCTGGCTACTTCACTGCGAGACATCTCTATCAGGAACTCTCCGAACCCTCCTGGACGGCATTCAGCCGCCGCACGGGCAATCTCTTTGGCAATGGGGCGAGGTATCAAGTTGAGCAAGCCCGCGGGTCTGCCGCTCTTTAAAACCGGCTTGGAGAGGCGTTTCATCGCCTCGGGTTTTTCTAGCCTCGCTTGCGTTTTTTCCATGCCTGAAAAATTAACTCCATCCTCGCGCCACATCAACCACCTTGAAAGACGCAAGCTGCTAGTGTTTACAACGACCTCGCAACAACGCGGGGACCTTAGTTCTCGCGGGGCGTCCCTCCCTTACTCCTTGCCTCCCCTCTCTCACCCCCCGCATCACCCGTTGAGGCTTCCCCCCTAAAGGGGGGGGGAAGAAAGCCTCATTTTCTGGGCACCAAAAAAACGCTGCCTCAACGTTTGAAGCGCCGATGCAAAAACCTCAGCAAACATTGAACATTCAAAGCACAAAACAGCCTCAACCATCCTCAACCGTTGAAGCAAAGGTTAATGGTACAGGCGCAAGCGTTGAGGCAAGCCTTTGAAGCGAGCGAGTACGAACTACCCACCAAAACACATACTTACCCAGCAATACTGGGCCTAAGTACAGCCTCAACATTTGCCTCAACGTGCCTCAACGTGCCTCAACGTATTAAAAGAGCCAATCAAACCAGGCATAACTTTCAGTCACTCCAACATTACAAGTTGCCTTTACCTCAACACAAAACACCCCCACACACCCCAGTTGACAGGCGCAACCGGCTTGCAATAGTCTTGCCTTCTCGACACCACCAACCACACAAACCAAGGAGCCCGCCATGTTCATCGCCTCCGTCATCTTCAACGGCAAAGAGTACTTCCTGCGCAGCTCGATCCTCACCGAGTACCGGGAGCGCGCCACCGAGTTCAAAACCGAAGCCGACGCTATGGTGGCTGTCGAGCGCGCCAAGAAGTTCTCCAAGCCCAGCGTGTTCAAGAACGTCTCGATCCGCCCCGTTGCCTAGCACCCCTCACAAGGAGCACTGCCATGACCACCACCAACCACATCGCCACCGCCGAAGCCGCCGGCACTGCCGCCGCCCTGGTCAACGCAGCTCACGCCGCCGGCAACGCGGCGGTGTCTGATGCCATCATCGGTGGTTTCGTCGCTGCCGACGACGAAGACGGTATCCAGTACGTCTACGGTGCGGCGTTCGACGCCTACCTCTTCGCAGCCAAATAACCAGCCCTCTGAAGGAGCCTCGCCATGATGATCGCAGACCACGGTTTTGCCACGCGCAAGTTCTTCGGCTACTCGGGCCAATGGGTTGACGTCGTGAGCGACGCGACGCGGGAGCACGAAGCGTCGGGAACGGCGCGCCTGCGAAATTCGCGAAATTTGCGCCTTCCTGCGAAATTTGCGCACGCCCTCCACGATGCGATCGTCGCGGCCCAGGTGGCACCATGACCCGCACCATCAACGCCCGCTTCGCCGGCACCTGCCGCTGCTCGCATCAGTTCGCCCAAGGTGCGCGAGTAACCTACGACCCCCAGGCCCGCCGCGTCACAAGCTGCTGGGACTGCTCCACCGCCCTCAAAGCCGAGACCATGCGCCGTTTACACGCTGCCCTCGACCCGCTTGACGCAACCCGTTCGCGCCTCTAGCCTATCGTGGGGAATCGCGCTTCACCGTGATCCGCTATTCCCCACGCTCAACAACCACGCAAACAAACAGGAGCCACGCCCATGATACGCGACTTTTTTGTCACAGCAGCCGGCGCCTTGGGTCTGGCTTTTTTGCTGTACTGCCTGACCTTGGTTACGCCATGAAGCCGCGCAGCAAGAAGACGTCGGCGACATACACTGCAGCAGACGCGAAAGCGGCAGACGCAGCAGCCGGCATTGTAAAGTTCCGCCGCGGTCGCCCGCCCAAGCCTTTTGACTGGTCAACAGTAACGCCAGAAGCCCGCGCAGCCGCCATTGCGGCATGGCAAAAGAAAAAAACATGAACCGCTACTGCATCCACTGCCTTTACGCACACTGGCCCACAACGGGGCCTGGAGAGTGCCGCGCACCCGCCGCGTTGCCAAACACGACTACCCAGACCGCTCGCGAACAGGGTGGGGTGTGCGGAGTACACGGCGACCTCTGGTTAGAAAAGCCCCGCGACCGTCCCATTTAACATCGAGAGAGACGTACAATGACCGACGACCTTACCGCCAAAGAAAAGGCCCGCCTCCGCGCAGAGTGGGAAGCAACCCTAACGCCGCAGGACCGCATCGAGATCACGGCCTATATGTCCAAGCTGGGCGCAATGGGCGGTCTACGCCGTGGACGCCGCAAAGTGCGCGGTGATGCCGAGTACTACCGCCAGTTAGGCGCAGCGAACAACACGAACATGGCAGCCGCCCGCGCCGGCAGAGCCAAGAAGAAGGCCGAGCGCGACAAAGCAAAACAAGAGGACGCAACATGATCGCCTCACTCCCCATCCACAAATATGTCTGGGTCGATAGCTGCTTCATCCGCGCCGGACGACAAAGCGGCTCAGGCTTTGAAAAAGCAGTATGGTTCGGCCTCGTCAGCCAGTACGGGCGCACCTGGGGGCTTAACGTCATGCTGGAGTGCGGAGCTATCTATCGCAGCCTCCCGCCGCATGCGATTGCGTTTTGCGATGAGCCTGAGCAAATGTGGGCCGTCACTGATGCTCAATTGTGGGACTGCTACGCCGATAAATTCCAACTGCATGAGTATAGTTATCTCAAAGAGATGACGGCCAAAACAAAAGACCACAGCGGCACATATCTATTCACCGCCGCGTTTACTGATGACGGATTCACCCGCGCACCAGAGCAGCAGAAAGAGTTCAGCTTCATCGAGCTAGACAACGGTCGCCTTACGATCCAGCCCACGAACCGCATTCTGTTCGAGGACAGGTCGTTCACCGTGGACAGCGGCCCACCAAAAAACTTGGTGACGCAAACAGAAATATGGTCGTGCGAATAATTAATAGAACCACCATTCCCCGTCCACAATGCGACCGGCCACCGTGACCACCGTGCCGATGCACATGCACAGCCCCATTGCGTAGATCGTCCACTGCGCGGCGTCACTGGTGAGGCCCAGTCGCCATGCGACCCCGGCCAGCCACTGGGATATGGCGACGAATACCAGCGTTGTAACCATAATTAAAAAGACCGCGAAGCACAGTGCGGCGATTGATTGAAGGTCGTGTTTCATCGTTCATTCTCCTGGGCTGTATTCGTCATCGCTGTGGGGGTGGAGCGTTCCTTAGAGCGAACGGTCGGGGTCATGCTGCGGGCCTTTCGATCTGATCCACCATTGTGATGCGCCGGCCAATCCAAGACATAACGGGAACTGCCATAGAGTTCCCCAGCGCCTTGTAGCGCGGCCCGTCAGCGGCCATGCCGTTGCGGTAGGGGATAAGGGTGTAATCGTCGGGGAAGCCTTGAAGGCGCTCGCACTCGCGCGGGGTTAGGCGGCGCACTTGGCTGGCCTGCATCACCGCTGTGCCACCCTGGGAACAGGTCGGGTTTAGCCCCGTGGCCGCGTCCAGCGTCGTGCTCGTGGCTTCATCGGTGCAAACGTAAAATCCACCATCTGGACGGTCTGCGCGTTTAGAGCCGCCATAAATGTTGATTGGCGTGCCGCGCCCTGTCCCATCTTCGCTTGCGTCAAAGCCATCGGCCCGCAGGGAGTGGGTGACAAGCATTCCGCATTCGGCGTCCTGCTGTGTTGCGCCGCCCTTGGCGTTTAAAGCCCTAGCGATTAGATGACCGGCCTGATCTTGGTTATCGTCCGCGCCGCATGTTCCAACGCCGTTTGCAGTGAGCGCGGCAACTCCCGGCCCCGCTTGGCGCGGCGCAGTATCCCCGCGCAGGCTTTCGCGCTCAAAAAGAACCGCTGCGGCACGTTGCCAGTCTCCAAGGTGTCCGACAACGAACACACGGCGGCGGCGCTGGGCCACTCCGAAGTACTGAGCGTCAAGCACTCGATAGGCGAACCCATACCCGAGTTCTGCCAAGCCCCCGAGGATGGAACCAAAGTCCCGTCCTCCGTTCGATGACAGTACACCGGGGACGTTCTCCCAAACCACCCATCGGGCGCGTGAGCGGCGAGCAAGTTGAAGAAACGCGAGGGCCAGGTTGCCACGCGCGTCGCCCAAGCCGCCCCGCAATCCTGCGATCGAAAAGCTCTGGCAGGGGGTTCCGCCGACAAGAATGTCAATTGGTTCATATTCGCCCTCGCGAATGGTGGTGAAGTCCCCATGCAACGGCACATCGGGATAGTGGTGCGCGAGGACCGCCCGCGGGAATTTGTCGATCTCGGAATAGAAGGCCGGCCGCCAGCCGAGCGGATGCCATGCGACCGTGGCCGCTTCGATGCCGGAACAGACTGAGCCGTACCGCATCAGGCCCTCGCGATCTTTACGAGGGGGGATACGAGGGGGATTTGCGTGTTCATGGTGCTAAGTCCCCGTGGGTGGGGTGAGGGATGTCCGCGATCCCCTGAGAGGTTGGGGTCAGGGTCATGAGCCGCACATCCCGGCATCGCAGCCCGAACCGCTGTGGCTTTCTTCCAACTCAAAAACGCCTTGGTCGGTGGCATACGCGCCGGGGGGAGAATTGGCCCATCTGACGATTTCCCTGATACCTAGCGCGCCCATCTTTTTTGCGGGACGAAACATCAATCGCGGTTTGCCGAGCTTGGTAAAACCCAACTCCTGCTCAAGCGCCTCAACCTTGGCAATGTCGAGAGGCGTAAGGCGTCTTAGATCGGATTTGTTTGCGTTAATGCAGGGCGAACATTCTTTGCTGCGATGGGGCAGAACTTCAAAGCAAGCCAGCAGCACAAGCGCGTTGCGTTCGGCCTCTTTCATATCAATCAGCGGACATTTTGTGGTGCGTCCGCCCGACGCCGGGTCATCTTCGATAATGGCGGGGAACGTCCTGCGCTTCTCGGATTCCTCCCGGCGCACACCGATCATTGAGATAGCCATGCGCTCAGGATCGTGCTCGTCCAACCAAGCGATAGTGGGCAGGATTTTCAGGTGCTCGGTGCAGAACTGCATACCGGAACGAGGCCAGCCGGACTTTTTGCGGACAAGCGCGGGCAGGCCCATCGAAGTTGTGCGAGCAACCGCAAAGCCGTAACTCCGAGCCAACGCCTCGCCTCGCTCAACCCGTGCCATCCAATCAGCGCGAGCCCAGCCCGTATCGTTGTAAAGGCACACGACGCCATCAAGCCCCGCTTCATGCGCCCATCGAATGAGCGCAATGCTGTCATTGCCGTAAGACACTTTCAGAACGAACTTGAACCCGACCCCGCTCACCGTGTCACGCACCGCCCCCGCCCCGTCCCCACCTTGGATGCCGTCTAAGCGCGTAAGCGCCGCTTCATTGACCACGTTCATTCTCCTGGGCTGTGTTCGTGAAAAACTGAGCTTTGTCTTCGTCGGTGGCGACCCGCCAACCTTCAAGGTCGTAATCAACATCAACCTCGCCATAGTAGTCTCTCGAGTAAAACGCTACGAAGCCAAACAGGAAATAGGTGCCGGGTCCAGGCGGCTTGAACAGATTACTAAGCGCGTCTTGAAGCATCCCCGCATCGTGTTCGATCTCTGCCGACTGCCCGTTGTGCAGTAGTTCATCAACTTCAAGTCCAGGCCACTCGCGGCTGTCGCCTTCGGTCAGTTCGATCAGGATGTTGCTAGGTGCTGCTGAACCCATCACGCTTCACCTTTCATCGCTGTGGGGGAAGCTGAGAGACGGTCGCGGTGAGCCTGCATCATCGGGCACATGTGATAAGACGCACCGCCGCCGCAGACGCCCTTTTGCGGGTCCCAAAGCAATGTTGATTCCCTGCACGACGGGCATACTTCAATAGTTCCGGGCGTGCGCCGTTCGTCCTGCGTCAGGGGCGTGGGTGTGGGAGCGGGGGAAGCTGGGAGACGTTCCAGATATTGTTCAACCGCGTCACAAATTTCCGACGAGTTGTAGACCGGCTGCTTCATGGTCCGAGCGATTACGTTGTGAAGGTCGTCCCGGCGCGTCAGCCCCGTGACCGCCTGGGGTGGCGTCTGACTGCGGAGGTGTGCAAGAAGGGCGGCGCGGTGCATATGTTCCAACGGGCGTAAATCCCACGGTCCAGCTTCGCGCCCTTCCCTTCGTTTCGCCTCTAGCTCGGTATAATACGCCTCGGCTTTCGCGTGACGCTTCTCAATCTCTGCCAGTTCTTCGTTCGTCAGTGTAGTCATACTTTCCTCCATTCTTTAATGCCGGCAGCTTTAATCAGCCGGCGTTGCTGTAGCTTGTCCATTGTCCTGCGCCATGCTTGCCGCTGCGCGGCTGCGTTACCCTCAGTAAACATCGCCTTCAGTTCGTCTTCTTGCAGAACAAGCCCGTCAGCCAGCGCGTCGAGCACCATCTGTTCGTATGTCGATAACTTGCCCACCGCGTCCTTGATGACCTTAACGCTGTCGTACCAGCCCGCGACCAGGCTGCTTACCTCGTCGCCGTCCTCGTCGCGCCCTAGTACGATCTTGGTCAGGTCGAAGTGTTGCGCCAGCAGCTTGTCGCCGTCCTTTTGTTTAAGCACCTCAAGCTGCGCCGACATACCGTCTGCGTCAGGACGATATACGCCCAGCAGATAGTCCACGTTAGCAGTAAGCGCAGACGACCCGCGAGGCCGCTCAGAGGCAGAGTGTCCCGTGTGGTGTATGACCAGAACACTCGCCCCAAACGTAGAGCGCAGGTGCAGGTTAATCAGCCGCAGATAGTCGCTAATGTCGCTGGCACTATTCTCGTCCCCGGCAAAGGTCTGCGAGAGCGTATCCACGACGATCAGGCTAGGCTTAAAGGTCAGCGCACTGATCGCATCGCGAAGCGCAAAAATCCGCTCCTCGACAGTCAGCAGCAGTGGCGTGACGCACACCGCGAAGTTCGTCGCCAGCATCCGCTTGTTCTGCTTATGCCAAGCACTCACCCGCCGCGAGATACCTGCACCTCCTTCCGCCGCGACATAGACCACGCCGCCGGCATTGGTCTTGCGCCCGCACCACGCCATGTCATGCGCTAGGTGCAGGCACAGATCGAGCGCCAGGAAGCTCTTGAACGTGCCGCTGGCACCAAACAGGATGCCCATCGAATCAGCCGGGATCAGCGCCTTGACGCACCAGCGCACCGACTTCGCAGCCTCTTCTAACTGGGTGAGCGTCAGAAGCAGCCCTGCCGTCGCAGGAACAGAGGGAGGGATCACATCCTCTGCCGCAGCATCAACGCGCTGCTTGTGACGCTCCGCGCCCGCGACCATGCGGGGTATCTCGTCATAGCGAGAGCGCCACCGCGCTAACTCAGCCTCGCCCTCTGGCCTATGCGCCATCATAAGACCGCGCACATGCTCGACGACGGCACCTGGGTTCAAGCCGCCGGCGACCAGCTTGCCAGTCAGCTTAAGTAGCGGGTCATGGTATGACCTGTCATCCACATCATCAGCCGTCAGCAGCGCAATCAGGCTGGCATGGTCTGAACCCGTCTCGTTGTGCTGCTTGACCTTTGGCGCAGACATGCCAGCGCGAACCCGCTCTAGGTCGATGCCAAACACCGCACAGGCGTCAGCTAGGCTATACCGCGCATCTGGGTTGCTCTGCTCAAGACGCACCGCCCAAGGCCCGCTGTCGCGTGGCTTTAGATTGCTGCCGACCGGCAACCGCACATATCGCACTCGGTTGTTGCCGCTGATGTCGGCCTTCGCCATAAAGCCAGCCAGCGACATCTCGCCCATCACCGCGTCGATCAGCGCACCGTTTACACAGTCTGGATCGTCAGCATCCAGCCAGACGCCGATCTGGCGCTTGCCGGGACTAGTCTCGATCACATAGCTAACCTGCCCGACAATATCATCAGGATTGCAATCGTCAGCGACCAGCACCGCCAGCCGCAAAAATGTCAGCTTGCTACGCCGAAACCGCGCCTGATCGTCTAGACCGGCAAGCACCGCTGTCGAGACGTAAGTGTTCTGGTCGCCGCATCTATTGATCGTCTGCGCTTGCGCCGGCTTGCAGTGATATGCACGCCCGTCCCAAGCAGCAGACGGACTGTTTGGATCGCCAACAAAGCTGCAAATCCAGCAGTATTGTTCGTCGTCCAAATTGCCCGCAAGCAAGCTAAGAAATTCTGAATTTTCCACGCTGTTTTCCGTTTCTAGCGTGCGTCAGATAGATCAACTAAATTGATCTTCAATTTGTTTTTCTTGGCGTAATTTATAATTGTCTGCCAGTGCCGCTGCGGTATACGCCCGCCAGTCCCGCCAACATCCGCAGTTGTCATCCAGCGCGACACCGCGCTTGGGCTTACGTCTACGATCCTAGACGTCGGCCTGACACCTCCAAGCGCAGAAATTACGCGGTAGGCTGGGTTAGATTTGTTTTTTGTTCTGTATAAAAACGGCATTTTAGCCTCTTGCTTTTGGGGAACTCATCATGGCAACGTGTTTCGGCAAACGCAACAGTATTTCGATGTTGCAAAAAACTGTACACCGTTTTACAAGCGTACCCCGGCAAACCACGAAAGGACCAAACGATGGCGACAATACAAGAGTTAGCTGACTGTTGGCTGCAAGCAAAAGCAGATGAGACGTCAGCGAACGCCAGGAGGCTTGAAGTAGAAGAAGAAATTCTGAAGCTCCTGCCGGCGAAGGAGGAGGGCAAAACCACCACGATGATTTCGAACTCCATGCGTATTAGTACAACAGGCAAGGTTTCGTTTAAGGCCGACCTCCCTGCGCTGCAAGCATTAACGATGACATGGCCCGATGTGATGCGCCCGATCAAAACAAAAGTTGAGCAGGACGAGTCGGCCTTGCGTCAGATTAGAGCGGAGCGCCAGGATTTGTGGCGGCACATCGCGCCAGCAATTACAGTCAAGCCGGCAAAAACCTATGTACAAATTGAGGTGTTAGATGGCGTTTGATCTCAAATCTATCAGCAAGAACGACGCCCAACTTGCGCCAAGAATTATGCTGTATGGCGTCGAGGGTATTGGCAAAAGCACGTTCGCGGCATACTCGCCCAAGCCCATCTTCATCCTGACGGAAGACGGCCTGGGATCGTTGCCTGTGCAGCATTTCCCGCTGGCAAAGACTGTCGCCAGCGTCATGTCTGCAATCACCACGCTTTACGACGAGAAGCACGACTACAAGACGGTGGTGCTAGACAGCCTTGACTGGCTTGAGGCTATGATCTGGCAGGAGATGGAATCCAAGCACGATGCCAAAGATTTGGCATACGGCAAGGGCGCGTCTATCGCGGCAGACAAGTGGCGCACCATCGTCACCGCGTTTGATGCTTTGAGGGCGAAGCACAACATGAACGTGATCCTGATTGCTCATACTATGATCAAACGATTTGACAGCCCTGAGACTGAGCCATACGACCGTTACCAGCCTAAGCTACAGGAACGCAGCGGAAGCCTGATCCGCGAGTGGGCTGACGCTGTTTTGTTTGCGAACTATAAGACCATCGTCAAGCAAAGCGACGTTGGTTTTAATAAGACTGTATCTCGCGGCGTAAGCAGCGGTGAACGCATGTTGTTCACCAGTGAGCGCCCCGCGTATATGGCGAAGAACCGCTACTCGCTACCCGAGAGCATCCCGCTTGATTGGGATGCGTTTGCCGAAGCTATCAAACCCAAGAAGGAATAAAACGATGCCGCAATTTGATTATGAGATTGGCGAAGCCAAAGAACGTGATCCTAACCAGATCAGCGAGTTTTCGCCTCTGCCCCGCGCTAAATACGAGTGCATCGTAATTGACACGAAGATTAAGTCAACAAAGGCAGGGACAGGTGAATATATTGAAGTCACCTTACAGGTTGTAGACGGTCCTAGCAGTGGTCGGCGCTTGTGGGACAGGTTGAACCTCAGCAATCCCTCTAAGAAAGCCGAGGCGATTGCCAAGGAGCAACTCGACAGGCTTTGTGCGGCTGTTGGCCTGACGCATAAGATGCAGCAGACAGAGCAGCTTCACGATATCCCGATCATTGTCAGCGTAGACATTGACCGTAAAGACCCGACCCGCAACCGCATTGATAACTACAGCAAGGCAGGTGTTGCGTCTGCTAAAGCCGCGCCTTCCGTTGCAGCCAAGAAGCCCTGGGAGCGGTAGGCCATGAAACTGCCAGAGCGCCAAAACACCACCACGGCGGAGATATACAAGTGGTACGCCTCAAAGCCACAGTCTCATCGCGAACACCTCGGGGCCAGCCTTATTGGCGCCGAGTGTGATCGCGAACTCTGGCAGACTTTTCGCTGGGTCGCGCTCCCTCAGTTTGAGGGGCGCATCCTACGGATGTTTAACACCGGCGTCCGCGAGGAGGCCCGCGTGTTCGAGGAGCTGCGCGGCATAGGCGTCGAGCTGCATACGCATGAGGACGGTCAGCAGATCAAATGCCGGGATACGACAGGCCATTTCGGCGGCAGTGTAGATGCTATCGCCAGGGGTCTGAACGAGTCTTCTAAAGCCTGGGCGGTTGTCGAGATCAAAACGCACAACGCAAAGTCCTGGGCAGACGTTAAAGCCAAGGGCGTTGCTGATAGCAAGCCAAAGCACTTTGCACAGATGCAGGTTTACATGCGTCTTCTGAAGTTAGACCGCGCTTTGTATTTTGCCGTCAATAAAGACACCGACCACATCTACACAGAATGGGTCCATCACGACGAAAGCGCGTCCAGTGTTTTGCTTGGCCGCGCCGAGAGCATCATTAACGCAGCGCAACCGCCGGCGAAGCTGAGTGAAGACCCGGCATATTTTGGCTGCAAGTTCTGCGACTTCAATGCCCACTGCCACCAGAAGAAAGTAGCTACCGTAAACTGCCGTACTTGCAGTCACAGCACACCAGGCGCTGACGGCACTTGGCATTGCAACGTGAGCATCGAGAGCAGAAAGCTCACCAAGGGCCAGCAAGAGCGGGCGTGTGAGCAGCACTTATTCATCCCGCCGCTGGTGCCTACAGGCGTTGCCGTGGATGCAGGCGAGGGCTGGGTTGAATACGAGATGCCGGGAGGCAAGACGTTTAGGAACGGTCAGGCTTACTTGACTAGCAAGGAGCTAGAGATTGCTCCGCAAGAGGCTATTGAGTCGCCGCAGATTGCAGAGATTAAGGCTGCGTTCCCAGGCGCGAGGATCGAGAATGTCACGCCACGCAAGCGCAGGAACGCGAAAGACCTGAGTGCAATGGCCTACGCACCGCTGGAGCCTTACGACCCTGCAAAGCGTATTCCTGGCGACCCGATGGACGATGACATTCCGTTTTAGTGGGGGGTGAGATGAAACCCACAAGTGACGAAGCATACGCACAATACCAAGAACGCAAGCGCACCAACCCTGAGTACAAGGCTAAAAACAGTGCGCGAGCCGCTGAGTGGGTACAGCAGAACAAAGAGAAACGTGCGGCTCACAAGGCTGTGGAGAGCGCGATTAATCGCGGCTTGATCATTAAGCCAACCCGCTGTCAGGTCTGCAACGCGGAACCTAAACGGCTAGACGGGCATCACACCGACTACACTAAGCTGCTTGAGGTACAGTGGCTATGCCGGTCATGTCACATAGCCGCGCATAACCCAGACAAAAAGCCAGCGCGTTGGGGTCGTACACCCCGCGCAGCCTTGCCGCAGGAGAAATAAATGGGCGGGCGTATGAGCCGCAACAAGGGTGCCGGCGCGGAACGAGAGTTCGCCGCGCTGGTATCCGCTGCCCTGGGCGTCGAGGTCAAACGCAAACTGGGCCAAGCCCGCGAGGGCGGCGACGACCTTCAGCTAGGCAAATACCGCTTTGAGATTAAGCGCCGAGAGACCCTGGCCATCATGTCTTGGGTCCGCCAGATCGAGGCGTGCGTCGAGCCTTGGGAAGTGCCTGTCGTGGCGTTCCGTCAGAGCCAGCAGGAATGGCGCTGCGTCATAAAGCTGACCGACTTGCTGGCGCTGCTGAAAGGCTAGGGGGCCTTTAAAACAGCCCGAATTGCAGCCTTGTCCGCGTTGCACAGGTCGAGCGCCTCAAGCAACTGGTCCGCTATCAGAATGAGGGTCCGCTGGGTCCATTCGCCAGTCGGCTTGGATGGCCCGAGGCATGGCGCTAAAAGGTCGCTAGGGACGCTTGGTGCTGGGAGCGGGACTAGGCGCTCGATCACCCGAGGCTGCGTCTGGCAACCCGTCAATCCAAGCCCTGCCAGCATCAGAAAGAGGAGGCTCACCCACCGCTGGGGAGGCCACAATAGCCAGTTGCCGCTTTCTGGCAGTTGACCTAATGCCAGCCTGGGCAAGAGCCGATTGTTCCAATATCCCCTTAATTCGCTCATTTTCAGCCTCTGCCTGTTTAGCCAGCGCGGCGTTGGCGTTGGCAGTTGTGGTCGCGGCGTCTAGCTGTACGCGCAGCTCCCCAATTAGCTGAAGCCGGGAGCTAACCCAGCCGACGGCTAGGGCTATGCCGGCGGCAACGCCCAGGATCGCGACCAGACGCCAGGGAATGAAGCTGCTGATGAGGCCAATCACGACCTGCCTTCGCGGCGGTCACTGATCCTGGCCCACGCGCCCCAGGCCAGGTAGCCCACGGCGGCAACGGCAAACAGCCACCAGAAGTCTTTGAGGTACGGCAGGAACTGAATCATTGAGCCAACCGTCTCTTTGTCAATCACGCTGACGCTGGCAACTGTGGCTGTTGTCATCACCCCAGCGCCGATCTGGCTTTGCATGGTGCGGGACTGGGCCAGGGGCTTTTCGCCCTCTGCCGTGGCCGGCGGGGAATACTCGTCTGCCCTGACTTCGCTCTCAAGGTAGAGCGCACTCTCTTTGGCCCTGCGCGACTGAAGCCCTCGAGAGACTTTGCCGCCAGCCTTGTTCCAGAGCATGAACGCCTGTGCCGCTTCCGCGTACCGCTTCAGATTGTGTAAACGCGCTACGCTCGACTTGGCGAAGGCCGCAGGACCGATGTTGTACGCCAGCGAGACACAGGCATCGAACTGGCACTGCTCTGTCTCTGGGCAGGTCTTTTCTACCGCAGCCTCAAATCGGGAGACATCAAGACGCAGGAGCGTGTCTGCCTCAGACTGCGTTATGACTTGGTTGGCAAATACATTTGGTCCCGTATGCCCATAGCCTATGGTCATAACGCCGCCAGAGCAGACGTAGCTTGTGAGTGAACAGCCCTCGCAGCTTTTGATTAATCCGATTGCTGCCGCAGAGGCTTTCATCAGCTTTTCAGCACCAAGCCCAGCAGCAGCACAATAATAAATCCGGTTGTACAGACCATGATATTTTCAAGCCGTTTTAGCCGTGCGTTAATCATCTCGTAGCGCACTACGCAAATATCTATGTGCGCGTCAATTTTGACTTCGGCGCTCATGTCGGCACCTCCAACCAGCTAAGGGTAGGCTCGTCCCAGCTGTACCGTTTTCCGTCAGTCGGCATTGGCACCGGAGCTTGCCAGTCGGTGTTCGCGTCTAGCCCCCAAGACGGGTACGGCTGAGGGGTAATAAACGCATCCCGGCCAGCGTCGTAAGTATAGCCGATACCAGCGTATCGCTTGCGAATATTACCATTATAACTGGTCTGCTTCCAGGTTCCACCAAGGAGGCGGTTGCAGAAAGCCGTGCCAATGCTTTCTACCTCGACGCCGTTGGCGTCGGCGGTGTCTGCGTTTGAGACAACGATCCCACGTAAAACTACGTTGTTGGCATCTAGTTCGACAAAGTGAGCCATGACAATCCTACTGGAATTGATAGCGAATGATCACGACACCGCTACCGCCCGTTCCACCCGCGATATTTGAGCCTCCAGCGTATCCACCACCGCCGCCTCCACCGCCTGTGTTTGCTGTGCCATCCGTGCCGGCTGTGCCATTTTGCCCATCGCCGCCGCCGCCAGCGCCTCCCAAACCGCGTGATGATCCTGAATAATTATCACCCCCGCCGCCACCACCACCGCCACGAGTCACTGAAGAACCAGAAATGCTGCTTGCCGTACCGGCCCCACCAGCGCCGGATTGACTGCTTACTCTAGCGCCGCCAGCAGCAGAAGCACCGCCACCGCCGCCGCTTGCGTAAGGACTTCCTTGCGTAGCGTCGCCACCAGCATTGCCTTGACCAGAAACGCCGGTGCCTCCAGAAGCGGTTCCAACACTAACGCTTCTTGCGCCACCGCCTGAGCCACCGTTACTTCCGTTGTCGTTTGATTTACCAGCACCACCGCCCGTTGAGGTGTTACCGTTAAAGGAGCTGTCGCTGCCGTTTGTGGAAGCACCGATACTGTTAGAGCCGCCGCCGCCAACAACAACGCCAAAAGTACCAGGCGCGATAACAACACTGCTGAATGTTCTATAACCGCCCGCACCACCACCCCCGCCGCCAGACCAGCCAGCGCCGCCGCCACCAGCAATTTGTAAAACCTCGCTGATAGTTCCGCCGGCGCTGACAACAAAGTCTGCACTTGAGTTAAATGTGTGGATTTTAAAATTACCGTCAGTCGTGACTGTGCCGCCGGTGGCGGATATGAAAGACCCGCCGCCACTAAAGCTCCGCATGTTTTGATAAACAGCCTGAAGTGCGCCGGCCATATTAAGTAAGCCCCGACCCGGAAATTAGCCACGTTGTCGATGTCATCTTGATTGCTGTTGCTGATCCATACTGAGCAAGGCTGCGTGAGCCGGTCGTGCCAGCCGAGGACAGGTACATGGTGTCTGTTGTGATCGCAATCGTCACAACCTGTGACGTCATGTTGATAAACGTGAGGGCTGTGCCGATCGGGTACGCCACAGAACTGTTCGCGGGGATCGTATACGTCCTCGCGTTGGCGTCTCCTGAAGGATGGAAGATGTGTTTTCCAGCGTCAGCAAGAACAAGCGTGTATGCCGCGCTCTGGCTGTTCTGCGGGATGTTCTTGAAGCCAACCTCGTTTGTCCCGTCCACTGTACAAGACGACAATATGCCTGACGCAGGAGTTCCAAGTGCAGGGGTAGTCAGCGTAGGAGACGTCAGCGTCTTATTTGTCAGCGTCTCGCTGCCGGCGAGCGTTGCCAGCGTGCCGGTTGTCGGTAGCGTCACGCCGGTCGTAGCAGTTACCGTAAGCGTTGTCGCAAAAGCGCCGCTGATTGTCAGCGTTGACGCCGCGTTGTTAGCGACGCCAGTGCCGCCGTTTGCAGGAGCAAGTGTGCCAGCAAGCGTAATCGTGCCGCTGCCGGTAATAGGCCCGCCGCTTGTGGTAAGGCCAGTAGTCCCGCCAGATACTGCAACACTGGTGACGGTTCCACTTGTAGCCGGTGCTGCCCAGCTTGGCGCTCCGCCGGTCGTTGCAGTCAGCACCTGACCTGTCGTGCCGTTGGCTGTTGCAACGGGAGCCGCGCCAGCGCCGCCGCCGTAAACAACGCCGTACTGAGTTAGTGCAGCTGACGTTGCCCAAGTTGATGCGCTGCTAAAATAAGGGATGCCGCCGCTTGTACCAGCAACAGTGAGTGCTAAAGTTCCGCTGCTTGTGATGGGCGAGCCAGCGACCGAGATCAAGCCGCCCGTGAAGCTCTGCGCGACGCTCGTAACCGAGCCTGATCCAGACGATCCCCACGCCGGCACTCCAGCCGTGACAGTCAACACTTGAGACGATGTGCCGATCGGCAGTTTTGAAAGCGTGTTTGCGCCGCTGGCATAGAGCAAGTCGCCGGTGCTGTAAGTCGTCTGTGCCGTCCCGCCATTAGCCGCCGGCAGCGCAGTCCCAGAATAAGTAAGAGCCAAAGTGCCGGTTGTCGTGACGGGGCTACCGGAGACCGTAAATACGGCAGGCGCGGTCAGGCCAACGCTGGTAACGCCCGCGATACTGTCAACATACGCCTTGGTCGCTGCGTCGGTGCCTGTGATTGGCGTGGCAAGGTTGGCAATAATGCCGTTCGTCATGTCGAGGCCGGCATTTACCGTCACGTTGTTGAACGTCGATGTACCGCTCGCCGCCGTCACGTTTCCGGTAAGGTTGCCAGTGACGTTGCCGGTGACGTCACCCGTCAGACCAGACGATGATGCCAAAGTCGTAAAAGATCCGGCGCCGGGGGTCGTGCCGCCGATCGTCACGCCATTTAAGTTGCCGCCCGTGATTGTCACGGAGCTTGAGGTTACGTTGCCGGTAAGCCCACTCGTTGCGGTAATTGCACCAGCGCAGACAAATGTTCCTGCGACAGTCGTGTTTCCAGACGCCGCCGCGACGGTGAATTTGTTGGTCGCTACACTGAAATTCCCGACGACATTAAGAGCGCCCTCAAAGCTGACAGTACCCTGTACTGTAAGGTCGATGCCGCTCGGAATAAGCAAACCGTTTTCTGTAAACTGTAAGATGGGCGTTCCCAAAACAGTCGCCCAATACTCGCCCGAGCCAGCCCAATAAAAACCGCTGTTTGTTTCGCTAACCCAACCAATGCCGGGGGTGTTTTCGTCACCGTCTACAAAGCGCAGCGGTGCGTTCATGCCGCCGTCGCCCTCGCGGCTAAGGCTGTTCGTAATCTCGTTGCCGATGTCCTCCATCGTTGCATTACCCCAGTCCGCGGTAATGTTCGTGTTGGCGACAACCGGGTTGCCGGCTGGCAGCGTGTACGTTCCTGCTCCGTTACGAGGCATGGTGAGTTCCTATTCGTTCATCGAGGTAGTCGCCGCCGCAGCGGTAGCCCTAATTGCCTTGGTAGTAAGTTCTCCCTGCGCTTGGAGAACTTTTAGACGTTCCAAAAATTCTATCGACTGCCTTGGGTTCATATTGGTCAGAATGCCGGCTATCTCTGCGCGGGTTTCTTTACTAAAGGAACTCATTACTGCGCTCCCAATGCCCTTTGCCGTCGCAAGTCCAACGGCTGTAGTGCCGCCTGGCGCAGCAGCCACTGCGTCACCAATTATGTTTGGTTCAGCTTCAGCAATTTTGTCTGCTGTATTAGAGCCGCCGCGAACGTAATTGCTTGTCGCGGACATCTGGTTTTCCAGCGCAAGACGCTCGTTCATTCTTTCGCGTCTGTTCGCGTTGAGAGCGGCAGCATCAAGTTGCGCTCTTGCGTTTATGCTTCCCGCAATCGGAGCAACTCTGTTTGGGTTAGACGTTTGATCATTAGGCGACTGAATGCGCTGCCTAAGAGCCTCGACCTGACCGCGACGAAGGTATTTTAAATTCTCAGGAAGGATCGCCTCTGGCGTTGTTTCAATGTCTCGCAGGGTTTCAAAATCGCCCTTGGTCCTAAATTGCTCGACGCCCGCGGCAAATGCGTCATTTCGCTGCATGGGACGTTCATAAGTGCCGCGTGCCATCCTATAGATGTTGCCGTCGGCAGAAGCGTCAGCGTTGCGCAAAAGGTTGTTAACTAAATATTGCGCAGCATCGACCTCCGTCTGTGTCCCTGCGGGCAAAGGGTCACTAGGTCGGGGACCATAAATTTTGTTAGACCGAATAGTTTCTTGAACTACTTTTTTGACAGCATTTACATCTTCAAAAGTAGGAGACCGAGCAAATGTACCGTCAGGATTATAAAGAGGAGACACGGGTCCTCCCACGCCTCTTAATGTCTTTTCGTATGCTTGAATAACATCCCTAGATCTTGGAGCGCTCATAACTTTCAAAACATCAGGATTGGTAATTTCAGTGCTTGGCTTAAAATCTTTATACTCATCTAATAATCTATTAACGATACCAAGCTCCTCATAATATGGACGAGAATCTGTCCGAGCTTGCTCACGAAACCTATCGCTCACAGCAGCCGGGTTGCCCGTCGACCTAGCACCAACACCGCGCTCTACTGCATTAATAACCCGACCAGCACCGCCCCTGGCTCTTGTCTCAAAAGCCTGATCGACCATCGCGCTGCCGGGGCCAGTTAGAGTTCTTACAGACCGAGTCAAACGCTGCACAGGTTGCCCACCAACGTCAGCAAGCATCACCGGGACATTAAGTTGCTGCGCCCGCGCAATGGCTGCAATGGCCTGGTCTTGCGTGATGTTGCCGTCGTACATCGCTTGCATGATCTGCGCCTCTGCCGCCGTTGCCGGCGCAGGAGATGGCGTGCGAGGTGCGCGAGGCGTGCGCGTAGATGGACCGCCGCCTACATTTACAGAGCCGCGTTCGGGATCGTTTCCTGGCCCAGCCAAATATTGGTTGATGTCGTCTAGCTTCCCGCGCCCGTAACGCATGGCTCTCGGCAGCGCAATGCTGGTACCGCCGATCGTGCCTCCAAGACCGCTTCCGACGACAGCCCCCTGTGCCGCGCCGTACTCGCGCTGCCCAGGATTAGCCGACATATAACCTTCAAGCGCGCCAGGAGTGGCACCAGCTTTTGCGCCGGCAGAGATGCCCTGGCGCAGCGTATTCGCAGCGGCAACCTTGCCAGCCCCGCCTACGCCGAAAAAGGCGTCCATGACTATTGGTAAAGCCCTGGCTGTAGTGGCCGCTGGCAAAACCATCGACGCGCCACCCGTGAAGGGAGCTGCGCCAACGCCGCCCATGTAAGACATGACTACTGGAGCCACCGCCCCGAGAGCCGCTGCCGTGCCGGCCTTATATGGGTTCGCAGCGGCGTATCTCTCGCGGTCGCGCCTCTGCCGCTCCATTGAAAGATCGTAGTCGCCGGCCTTGCCGGTGGCGCGCTCAAACGCTGCCCGCCCCTCGTCAAGTGATCCAAGGCTTATGCCCTGCTCGAATTGCTCCCTCAGCCCTTGCAAGTGTCCAATGGGAGCGTCAGCAGCGGCCCGTCTTGCTTTGGCGGCGTCTAGTATTTTTTGCTGTGCCGGTGTCATTGGGTTACCGCCCCAGCAGCAATAAACTCATCTTTTTCCGCCTGGGTCATCCCGTTCCATACATCGGCGGGGACGCCATCTGGCGGGCTTAAACCTTTATCAAAATTATCTAGTTCTTCTTCCCATATTTTCTCACGCTGCTCTTGAGTCAACGCTCTTCCGGCTCTTTGTTGCAGAGTTTGTATTAGTTTAGGAATTGCTGCATTTTTCTGGGCAATACGTTCTGGCGAATCACCGTAGGCCGGGGCTGTAGCTTTAATCTTTTCCAAAGTCTCAGGTTTAGTTATCCCAGCGCCAGTCGCTCCTCTTAAAAAGGCTTCGGTGACCATCGCAACGCCACCCGTATAGACCTGCCTCATTGGCGTCATACCAAGATTTGTAATGGCTTCACCTACAAGCGGAATGGCAGATGTAATAGCCTCTTGCCCGCTCTTGTACATAACATTGGGGTCTTCCTTCATTGCCCTCTGCATGTCTGCGTAGCCAATCGACGCTTGCGCATACCAAGATGCGGCCTTGTTTTGGTCTTCTGTCGGTTCTTTAGCACCAGTAGGATATTTAATTTCTCCAGAATATAACGTCGGGACGCCATTATTAATTGTAAATGGTCTTGAATCTTTTGTAAGCCTTACAGCTTCGCCACTTGGCGTAAATCCACCTGAACTTGTAGCGCCAAACCCAAGTTGCGATTGTATTCTGCGCGTTTCTGCTGCGTTAGCATCAGCGACAATATTACGCCCGCGTTGGTAGTCGCGCTCGTCTTGGTCTAAGCCAATTTGATAATCTCTATCAGCCCTGCGCTCCTCGCGGTCGGCTGTTTGTGCGTAATTCTGTCCGAGCCTAAACTGCACTTCTGCCTGTTTCATCCTGTCAGCGCCGACATCTCTAACAACAGTGCCATCAGGCCCAATCGTGACATTACCCACCCGCGTGGGTTCACGACCAGCCATCGCCCTCTTTAGATAGCTCTCCTGCATGCCAGCAAACTTAGGCCCAGCGTACTGAGCCGCAATGGCAAGCCTGTCGTCCATGTTCGCTTGCTTCGAGCGTTCAAGTGCTTGCATTTGGGCTTCAGAATAATCGTCTTTGCCGCCAGCAAGTTCCATGAATCGTTCAAAAGCAGCGTCCGCGCTTTTCTGAGACAATGCACCGCCTGCGCTTTGTTTCCGCGCTCGGGGCAAATAACTACGCTGCTGCGACCCATAAGTTGACGGGTCAAAAGCGTCATCGTTTGGGTCGTAGAAATCCATTAGTATATACCCATGTCGTCACGCTTCTTGCGTAGTGCATCAACTGCCGAATAATTGCCATAGCCCGCAAATTTGCGAACCTCGTCAGCCCTCTTTGCTGCAATTTTATCCCTGCCGGCCTTAGTTTCTTCATTTCCTTTGCGGGCCATGTAGGCGTTGCCAAGCTGCGCTGCGTATTGCGTAAAAGATGGCGCGACAAAAGTATTGCCAACCATGCGCCCCTCTTGTCCTTCCATGCCTCTGTCGCGCAGCATGTCGATCTGCGCTTGTTTACGTTGCAGCTCCTCTTCTTGAGGATCAAGCGCACCCATTTCGACCATGTAGTTAAACTGCTGATTTCTCAGCCGGTTGTTTTCTTGATCTTGCTGGGCTTGCCGCTGGCGAAAATACAGTTCTTCTTCAGTCATCACAAAGCTCCGTAATTAACGGTTAAATATCCGCTGTTATGCTGACGCACCAGGTCAGGCCTGACGCGCTTAAGCTCTTGTGCAATCACGCCGCGTTCGCGGTGTCCAAAGATGTCGTATTCGTACACACCGACACCAACAGAGTGAGTGCCTACGCGCCGAATGTTGCTTTTGAGCCTGACATCTGAGAATGAGAAACCACCGCTTAAAGCGCCCGCTCCCAAGCTGGTCAAACCACCAAATACATTACTGATACCGGCATTTTTTGCGTTTGCCGCATCAAGCGCCGCACCGTACTGGCTCTGCGCTGCGCCGAGTAGATTCGGCGTCTGAGAAATGCCAGCCTGATTAAACTGCGGCATATTTGGCATGTTAACTTGCTGGCCTGACATGAGCGCGTTCATCTCGTTGAGCGACATGCCGCGGCGTTGTGCCTGTTCCGCAATGGCTTGCTGGCGCAGCGTGTTCTGCGCGTTAGCGTAACTCTGGTTTAAGCCAAACTGCTGCCCCTGCGCCGCGTTCATTGCGTTCATCGCGTTGATGTCGAGGCCCTGCGCTTGAATTAGCGCCTGGTTGCCAAAGTTGCCCTGCGCCATAGCTTCGCTGATGCCCTGCTGACGAGCGCCCATCTGTGAGCCGTACATGCGCTGTGCTTCGTTGCCGGCAGTGTCATAGGCGTTGTACCGCTCTGCAGCCTGGCGCTGTGCAAGCTCATCTAGGCCGCGCTTGTAGCCCTCGCTGCCAAGCTTAAAGCCCTGGTTCGACAGCTGCGTCTGAAGCTGCCGGTTCTGATAATCCTGCACTGGCATCATGCGTTCCATGAGGCCCCGCGCTACTGTATCGCGGTAATTGGTATCGTAGGTAGGCGCCGCCGGCGCTCCACCAAAGTTGAAGCTGGTGTTTAGCCCCGGCGAATAGTCAGCGACATTAGTCCTGATCTCGCCAGCCTGACCGCCAGAGGTCATCTTGGGGAGGTTCTGATAGTCAAACGGCTGGCTGTACTCAGAGCCAACACGGTTCATAAAACTATTAGCAAGAGTGCTGCGTTGATTTTGAGATGCAATCTGCGCGTCGAGTGCGCTTTGAAGCCCTGGTGCAAGAGTGTTTTGCTGCGTCCACGCCGTTACATCTTGCCCAGAAGCGGGGTCTGTTTTTTTCTCTGTGTCGTAATACTGACTGCCAAAAGGTGTGTTAATCGTTGGGCGATTGGCAAAGTTCTGCGTTATCAAATTCTCTTTTGACGCCGCCGCTTGCGCGTTAGCCGCCCCGGTATAATCAGGCGCAGCGGGAGTAGATTTGCCCATCAGGTTTCTCCAAATACTTGCAGTTCTCAGGACGCATCTCGAAGGCAATTAAAGCGCCGGTAGGATGTGCGCCCTCAATCCGCGCTATTTCTGTCCAACCTACGCGCCGCGTAAATCTAAGTGACTTCTCGTTTCCGCTCTCGATCATGCAAAGCAGAACTTTAATCTTTGCTACATTGAACACATAGTCGAACACGCACCTCAGAAACTCTCGCGTGAGCCAGATGCCCTCGCCAGCGACATGAAGCTGGCATGAAGCACCGTTCCAGTTATCAAGCCCGACAACGCCGCGTATTTTTGCGTCAGGCGTAACATTAGCAAGGCATCTTAAATTGCGCGTCGGCGCGTATTCTATTCTCTCGCACAACCACCGTTCAAAAACGTCATGCGGCCCAAATTGAATCAAAGCAAATTACCGTAGTCGTAATATTCGTAGTCATCGTAATTCGGTGGAGCGGGCGGCGTGTAAGGAGGTGGAGCAATCGGAGCGGGTTGCGTGTAATTTTTTCTTGGAACTTGCACATACTGCCCACCAAACCCGTCGCCAAAATCCACGTATTCAAAATCATAGCCGGGGTCTTCGTAAGCCGGTGCTTCGTCTACGGGTGGCGGCGTATAGGCCGGCGTTTCGTCCACCGGCGGCGGCGTGTAGGCCGGTGCTTCGTCCACCGGCGGCGGCGTGTAAGGCGGTGCTTCGTCTACGGGTGGCGGCGTGTAAGGCGGCGGGTAAACCGGTCTGCCTTCGTCTTCAGGCGGCATGAAAGGATCGGCTGGCGCGGGAGTGGGCGCCGGGGTAGGTGTCGGAGTAGGCCACGGATCATCGCCGCCGGGCGGCGGGACAGGATCTGCGGGCGGGGGGACAGGATTGGCGGGCGGAGGAGTGGGCGTCGCAGGCGTGCGATTAGACTTCGGCACTCTCAGCCACTGCCCGCCAAAGTCGCCAAAGCTGATCCACTGCCATTCCTCGTCGTCAGGAAGAGGGTCATCCGGCTGTGGGGGGCGCGTCGGGTCAAACGGATCATCGCCGCCGGGCGGCGGGACAGGATCTGCGGGCGGCGGGACAGGATTGGCGGGCGTGCGATTAGACTTCGGCACTCTCAGCCACTGCCCGCCAAAGCCATCACCAAAATCTATATACTGCCATTCCTCGTCGTCAGGGAGAGGGTCACCCGGCTGTGGGGGGCGCGTCGGGTCTGGGGTAGGCGTCGGGGTGGGCGTAGGGTCATCGCGGGCCGGCGGTGGGACAGGATTGGCGGGCGGCGGGGTAGGTGTCGGTGTAGGCGGCGCGCCAGGTGCAGTATTCTGCATCCACGGGAAATTAAGCGTTGTCGGTCCAGTTGCCAATCTTGCGGGCGCGGGAGAATTAGCGCGCAGCGCGGCAATCAGCGGGTTAGCGCCGGCAGGGTACCCAGAGATGGTCGGACCAGATTCAGCAGAACCAGATGTTCTCGCCATTACATAATTCCTCCCGGTTCATAAAGTACGTGATAGGAGGACAGCGTTGTTGATCCACCAACGCCCTTCACACGCAAGCGCACAGCACCAAAATAACCAAGGCCGGTAACGCCAAACCAATTTTCGTAAGTGTTAGAGGCTCCAGACCATTTGGCAGTCCCCCAAACTCCGGTATCCCATTCTGAGGTCGTATCTGCGCTAAAAGATGGCGTGCCAGGAACACCAGTGAAACTGTACTGCGTGTTCATACGCAGTTTTACGCCAGGTGCCTTCGTCGTAATAAAAACAGGACGCACCATTGTAAATTTCTTCAAGCGCCCAGGCATTTGATACGAGTTAAAAGCTCCCTGGACATCGCCGCTCACATAATCGCCGCTGGTATTGGCTATTGTTAGTCCGTCTTGTTCTCCGTAAAGCCCCTTGGCGATGCCGTAGTCGTCGGTGGCAAAATATAATTGTCCATTGAGCAGCGCGGTGCAGACCATAGGCATGTTGGTGAACGAACACCACGACCCAGTGTTCACGTTCATTGCGTACTGCACATAGATGCCGTTTTGCGGCGGAACTTTAATAATCAAGACATCTGAGTTCGGAACAAGGATAACGTCCCACGACGGGTCGTTGCGATATTGAACAATCAGTGGAGACAACACGCTTTGAATTTTAGAAGACGGCCCAGGCTGTATTTCGCTGAACTGGCCGTTGACCAGGCGAGACATTGGCACCAAGCCAAGCTCTGACAAGATCATCACATCGCCGCCGTATGCGGTAAAAAAACGGCCTATTGATGGGACGGGTCCGACATACCAGACACCCTTCAACCCAAACGTAGCAGCAGACGTTGGATCGGTGCCTTGCCAGACGCCGACATCGCCCTCGGTGCCGACAACTACAAGATAATCATCAACGCCAAAGCCGCTGTCGAGCGTCCAGTTGATAAGCCCGCGGACAGAGCCGCCGTTGCGTAACAACGAACCCATCTCAAATGCTACAGCAACGCCGTCGATTGCATCAACGTCTTCGAGGTAATAGACCGTTGAAGTCTTGTCTTCCGTAAACCAAACGCGATTTTTCCAAACTGCTATAGACGACAAGTCAGTTGGTAAATTTGTGGGCGTGGTTTGTGTCCAGCCGGTGGTTGCCTCGTACACCCAATAGCCGGCACCGGGAGACACCGCGAGCAAGACAACTTCGCCGCTGACGAGCGCAAACTGTGTCGTGCTCCAGATGCCATCTGTTGATCCTGTTGCGGCTTGGTCTTCAACCGCATCTTCGCCAGTAACATCCCAGATGCTGCCGCCTGATGCCGCGAACAACTTGTTATCCGCGCTGTCAGCAGCGTTATAGCTAAACAACGATGTGACCGGATCATCAAGGACATTGCAGCTATACTGCCATCCCTTTCGCAACAAACAGCCTGTGCGCTGTGGGATGAAGTTGTTAAGCACCATCGCGTCGGTCGCGGGCATCTCGCTGATCGGGTCGCGGAAATTCAAACCGCCCACAGGTGACGGAACACTCGTCATCATTGAGACTTGCGTTGCCGCAGATACTCGAGGGCTTTTAAATGGTTTGACTGCGACTAACGGCATTAGGAACCGAAGCCAGTGTCAGGCGTGTTGTAGAGCGCGTTGAGGTAAGGGAACCCGTATGTACGCACCATGTTCAAAACGGGTGCGCCCTTTTCTTGGCCTTTGCGGTTTTCAAAGTTCACATGGAAATCACGCATTGCCGCAGAAGAGTCTAATCCCTTCATCTCTAGCCACTTTGCCCGCGTGAAAAGTGTGACTAAAAAGGCATCAAGAAGAATGATGTCGCCATTCTTGGTGGCGCGGTTTTTGTAGAGCGTTGGGTTGTCCTGATCCTGTACCCAGGCGAGGGACTGATACATAAACGTCAGCGTCTGCGCTTCAGTTGGCGGCGCCAGGATATACAGAGAATTGTCGCGGACTTGCCAGTAGAACGACATTGTCGGCAAGACGTCGTTGACTAACAAGTTCTGCCACATCTGCGGGCTGATAGGCCCGATCGCCGGCCACTGGTTAGTGCTGTTCCACTGCGTCTGATCTAACCACTCGTAGAAATCCTCGGGCAGATCAAACGCTTGTTCTGTCTGTCCGGGAGTGTCTGCAGCGATAGAAATATTATAAGTTCGCGTAAGTTCTTGCCAATCGTACAGACCAAGAAGTTCGGTGGCCGACATATTGACGGCTTGCACCATCTGCTGAACAGACGGATCTGAATCGCCGGCTGGGTCGGATGGCGTAGGATAGCTCACCATCTGAGCCACGTTTTGAACGATGGCTAAAAGACTTGCGTCTTGAATAATTTGGAAAGCCATCTAACCCAGCCCTTAATTAGTTTTTGGCTTTAGTCATCATTTTATTTAGCGCCTCGATCTGAGACTGCATTTCCTCAATCTTGGCATCGCGTTCTTTAAGCTCGTTGTTCATGCGCTCAAAGGGAGCGTTGCCCTTGGCAATCTCCAAGAAAGCGTTGGCAGAGCGTTTGTCATCTTGGAAGCCAAAGAACTTTTGACCCACGCTATCTGACGCCGCTGCAAGCTGCTCAACAGTGTGAATAGAGAAAAACTTGTATTCCTCAATTTTGCTGGGCGTCATCTTCGGCAGCGAGGAGATCGGCGTGCCTTCCTGCACTACACCGGCGTTTGCTTGCCAGTTGGCATATTTTGCCGCGAAGCGCGTGACGTCATAAGACTGAACGGGACGCTCGACGATGCTTGCCTTGTCGCCTGGGACAATGATCGTGATGTAGTCGATCTCTTTATAGATGGCGCGACCAGCCAGGTCTGACTCAGCCGGCTGAATCTTTGGGCGACGGCTGAACTGTACATGCAGCTTGTCGTCGTTCTGGAACCTGTTGGAGTTGTCGTCTACTGCGTCTGCAACATTATTCCAATCTGTCGGTGCTGTGGCGGTGTTCATTTTTTACCCTTTTGTTTTATGTAAAAAACAGCGCGGAGACGTTGCCCCGCGCTGTTGTTAGAAATTACAGAGTGCTGCTTACGTTAGGGTAGGAAAACATAGCGTCGGCGTTTGTCGCGGCAGCGCCGCCGGTAGCAGTCAACAGAACAATGCCATCGATAATTTCAGAGCCGGCGGTTCCATCGTCATCAACAGCGCCGGCAGTGCCAGTCGAGTTGAGGCGAGTGCCTTTAGCAGCAGAAGCCAGAGTGCGGAGGCTTCCTTTGCCGTAAATCTGGAACCAACCGTACTCGTTGTCTGCAAGAGCGGCCTGGGCGGCAGCAAAGCGAGTCCCAAACCCAGAAGAGCCGGGTGCAGTCGTCGTGGTCGATGCCATTGCAAAATTAAAGCCGGTCAGTTCGACAACGGCATATCCAGCGCCAGTGACGGCCCCGTCAGCTTGTCCGTAAATAAATTCCTGATAGCCATTGGTGGGGTTGTCGTAGCCACCAACAGTACCAAGGCGAAAAGCGGCAGTGCTTGTAGAAGCGGTAACTTGATCGGCACTAATGCCAATTGTTGCTTGAGCCATTTTTATCTCTCCTAATTAAAAAATGCCTTGGCGGACGAGGGACTCACCAGGCCCGCCAAGGCGAGGTGAGCCACCACGGCTACTAGGCTTGAATGCGACCCTGGAACTGCGCGCCACTGCTGGTTAAATTGCCCGCCCAGCCAAGGATTTGGACTTCCGCGTCCTGGTTGACCGAGTAACGCTTGTTCGGGCTGAGAGCGACCATGTTCCTGTCCTTGTGCGGGCGCAGGAAGATGTATTTGGTGTTCAGCGAGAACATCAGCGAAGAGCCGATGTAGCCGCCGATGCCGCCGTCCAGAACAACGTCTGCATCCATAAATTTAATCGTCGGGAAACCGAGCGAACCAGTTTCTGGAGACGTAAACCGCTGAATGGCCTGCAGCGAGGTCATATAGTAAGTCCAGAAGATGCTGTCCGAGACGATCAGGTCAGGGCGGTCAGAGCCGCGGACCTGGCTGGCCCACATCGAGTTCATCGCGGCCTGGATCGTCGTCGCAGACGGAGTCACCGACGCTGTGCTGAAGTCATACAGCTGCGAACGCCAGAACGCCCAAGTAGCGCGGTTGATGCCGCCGTAGGTGCCAGTCGTCGGATCAGAAGGCACAGCGGCGTTGAGGCCGGTGACTTCTTTGCCGCCGCTGCCGGTGCCGTCGCTGTAGATCGACTGCGCCAGGAGGTTCGACATCGTGCTTTCGGCTACGTTGATGCGGCCTTCAAGCAAGTCGATGAAGGCTTCTTTGCCGCTGTTCTGCAGCATTTCAAGGCCGGAAATCACAACCGGGCAGGCGAGCTGCTTAATGTTGAACTCAGCCGCGCTGATGACATCAGCCGCCGCAACCGGCAGCAGATCATAACCGCTGTAGAACGCGCCGTTGCTGTTCTGCGCGTAGCTCAGTTCCTGCAGGATGACGTTACCGCCACCGATCGTCTTGACGTTGCCGCGCATGTTGAGCTTGGCAAGCAGGGCATTATTCTTGGTCACGTTGTCCGCAATAGCGCGACTACGATTTTGAATTGTCGTTGCTACGATGTCCGTAGTGTTCGGAAAAGCCATCTGAAATCTCCATGAGGAAAGGGTTCACGGAACAGGTACTGCTCCGCGTGACACACGTTCGTTCCTTGCAGCGGAACTAATGTGGTCGCCTCATGTTCGGGCCTTGGCCCGATGGCACAGTGACCGCGACGAAACAACGGTGGGAGCCTTAGCTCTCCGATGGCGTTATTCGCTGCACGTTCTTGCGGCACAGTTTTAACTATTATTTGATATTGCTGGTGGTGCTTATCTGACGTGGCGTTCCAACCGGATGATGCCTTACAAATAAACGTCCAGCTTTTATCAAAGGACAATCTTAAAAGTGCCGCAAGCTATCATGCAATTTTTAACATTAACGGCTGTGGCTGGCAATAGCAGCCTCGATAGCGCCCCTGACGTCTAACGCGGTCTGCTGAGGCGCTCCTAATGCCGGCGCACCACTGACGCTTACCGCCGCCGACTTTGCCTTCTGCGCGGCCCCTGTGAGCTTCTGCGCGCCTTGTGCCTTCTGACGAGCAATCAAGACCGACCTCACACGCTCATTGCCGGCACACGCCTGTTTATACGCATCGCCAAGCGATAGGTCGCGACCGCGCCTCTGGGCCATTTCCATTAGATCGGCCATGTCTTCGCGGACGTCCTCGGCAAACTCAGCCCGCTCAATAAAGTCGAGAACCTCGCTTTCGGCTTGGCGCGCTACGTTCTGTTGCGCTTGCGCCTGTGCGCTTTGGTGTTGGTTCATAAACTGTTGGATCGGCGCCAGCTGCTGCTGCATGGCCTGCTGGAGTTGCTGCTGCTGCGCGTCTACGCGGGGGATCTCGCCCACTAGGGCGCTATCGAGCTGCTCGATGAAGCCCTGCCCAAAGCGACCGACGCCAAACTGCTTCACCAGACCAGACACCAGTTGCGCGATATCCTGCGAGGAGCCTGTCCGCAACCGCGCCGCGGTGGACATTAGGTTGTCGATCGCCTGGAGCGGGTTAGAGTTCTCGGCCTTGATGAACATCTGGTAAGGCGCAATCGTTCGCTCGATCTGTTCGGCATACTTACGCGCCTCGGCAGTCTCTTTTAACGTAGACTGTACCTCGCGTTCGCGGCGTGCGACCTCTGTTCGCACCGCCTCTGGCAGCGCGGCCCAATGTTCGCGTGTTTCGGGGTGCCAAGATGCCGGCGCACGGGCTTCCGTCTTAGACGGAGAAGATTTAGGCCCGGGGCGTATGCCTACACTCTCGTCAAACTTGGCTTCTGTAGGTTTGTCTTCTGTCGGCTTAGCTTCTTTAGCGCGTAATTGCGGGCGCTCTGGCTGCGCTTCTTCTTTCGGAGCAGGCTCTGGCGCCGGCGTGTTGTCTACGACTGTTTCGACAACATCATCTTCTGGCATCGCCGCTTCGATTGACTCGCGGATCGAGGGTTCATTTTCCATTGTTCTGTCTTTCTAGCTGGGTGATGGCATCATGGATGTCACGTTTTGTGATCGTACCGCCGCGAGTTCTGTAAATGTCTCGCGCTTTTTCTGCGGATTTCCATTCGTTCTTATAATCGTCGCTCGTCGTCAGGTTATTATCGCGCATGTACATGCGGTGTTTCTTGCGACTGCCGATGTCCTTGCCGTCAGTCGTTCTTGCGCCGTCATAATGCGTGTCGTTCCAAAGCGAACGGTCAGCATTAGTGCGGTTAATTTTGCGTTCTGTGGTGATCTCTACGACTTTTTTTGCCTTTGCGTCGTATCTGTAGCGTGGCATGGGTTTATCTTTCTTTCTTCTCGCCCTTGGTACGGACTTCCTCTTCTTCCTCTGGCTCTTCCATCTCGTCCATTTCTTCCATCTCAGGTTCTTTGTAGTCGTTGGGCATACGCCCGATCTGGCGCAGGATTTCAGCGTAGATTTGCATTTTGGTGTGCATGTTGTTCACCATTTCACTTTGTCTGCCCAATAGGCGGCAGAGGTTTTGCCCTTGGCAATGTTGGATGCGTGACGCGCCTTAAAAGATTCGCGCCTATTTCTGTAGGCTTCAGATTCGCCCTCTTTTGCTGGCGAGCCGCTGACGCCTTGCTGACCAAACCTGATTAACTTTATTTGCTCGCCTACTTTGCTTAAAACGGCGTGAGACTTTTTAGGATGCGAAGGCGTGCGTTTAGGCGCGTTAAAGCCACCAAACTCTTTTCGCAAAGCCTGTATACGCGCCGTGTATTTGTCCATGATTATCTGGTCACAGGAGGCAAGTTTGGATTGGGCTGCATGGCTTGACGCGCCATAGCGTTCAGCTGCAGAACCTTGGCTTGCGTATCCACGTTTGTGTCCTGCGCATTAGCTTGACGCTCCGCGGCCTGCGCCTTCTTGTTCTCGACCTCTGCAAT